TTCCAGAAAAAATTAATGTAGGCTTTCAAAATAGAAGTGATACATATACAAAAAAGTTAGCTTACATAATTTATTACGACCAGAAAGGAGTATTGAGAAAAGAAACATCATGGAATAGCTGGAGAGATGACAAAATAGAGAATTTTATAGCTGAGAATGTACCGACATCTGGATTTGTGCTTAATAAAAAAGCTGGTGGATATGATACTGGTTGGAATCATCGGCAGACATATTGTAGAGTGTATGACCCAAGAGGATTTGAGTTTGAAATTACTATTCCTAATCTTTTATACATATTAGAGAATACTACTTCCACAAAAGGTAAGGGATTAGAAGGAGATTTTGTTTATGGTTGGGAGGGTAAAGATTTAGTTTTACTCCCCACAGATTCGCCAGATTATAAAGAACTTACTGAATTTAATAAATTAATTCATTCTAATAATTATATTAAGTCAAAAGATTTGATTGTTGGTGCTACTTATAAAACTAAAGCAAATGAAGAATGGGTTTACATGGGTAGATTTGATTATTGGTATGTGACACATGAATATAATTCACTTAAATCAAATGATTATGGCTCAAGAAATTATATAAGCATAGATATAAACAAAGGTAAATATCATTATTTCGCCAGAGAGTATAAGTATAATTGGAAAGACGAACCAGATATTAAAACACTAGTACTGAAGAGTTTAGGAGATAAATTCATATCAACAGTTTCTACAGAATGTGTTAAAAACTATGCTGAATTATTTGATAAGCTTGAATGTGAAACGGATTATTCTCCTTTAGATGAGAGTAAAGATGAATACATTAAATACACCTTTGAAGAATTGGCTGAAAAGATTAATGATAGATGGTTTTATTGTTATGATTCTCAGAAAAGAAGAATAGAAATAGGAAAAGCCTATAATACCTTAGATAAATATTACTGTAAAGAAAAAGATACATATAAAGATACAGAGAAAACAACACTTGAAGAAATTTATAATAAGTTGCAACCAATGTACAAAAACGAATACTTACAAAATGGTAAATTATATAGGGAGGGAAAATAGTTATGAATAATGAAACAAACGACCAAAGAATTATGCTTTTAAAGAAGCAAATAGAAAGTAAAAAGGCTCAATTGAGTAAATCAACAAGGTTTTCACCAGTCACAAATTGTTCCCTTGAGGTCGATGCAGTAAGATACAACATACAAGTTTTAGCAAGACCAGATTTGATATCACTTATGGTAAAGTTAAATTCATATATGATGTCTGCTAAAAATTTAGATGTGTTAGATGATTATGTAATTAGTGGATATAAGGTAGAGGATTGGATCGCAGATATTAAAGCTAGAATTGCTATTCTCTCACATAAACTTGAAGAGAATAGGCTAAAGTTGATGGAAGATAAGCTTATAAAGTTGCTATCAGATGGCAAAAAGGTTGAATTAGAACTTAATGAGATTGAGTCCATATTAAGCTAATTTTGCAGCCTTACTCTTGCAAGGGTTACAGAATCAGAAAACACGATAAAATAAGACTTTTAACTAAAATATTAGGAAAGGAGTAATTTATGGTAAATCCAATAAGAGGATTGTTTGAAATTACAAAAATAACCGACAAAAATGGTGTAGATAGAACTGATGGTAGATATCCATTGAGATTAAAGAGAAGATGTAGGTTATATATTCTTGGGTGCGATGCTCCTCTATTAGCTGAATATGCGCCAAGAGATGACGAGAATTATGGCGGTACATTACGGACTAGTCTTGTGGAGCAATTAGAGGCTTTTCAAGGCGTATGGAAAATTACAACACTAAATAGCGTTTATTATTTTAAGGAATTATAATAAAAATATAAAATTAGGAGGCAATTATGAAGAAAACAACCAACACTAAGGAGTATGACATTGAAGGTAGACTGATAAAAGAAACTACGATTACAGAAGAAATGGATGATTTTAAAAATGTAGTTTATCCAAACTATCCAGCGAATCCTCACTTACCCAATACTTTTTATTATGATAATCCTAATCCTAGTACCTATACTCCAAAAATAACCTGTTAAAATCGGATTTTTATAGAAAGGAGAAAGAAATGGATATACGAGGGAATTTGTTTAAAATTTTTCAAGAAAATAAAGATCAATATATTCTATATGAAAAAACAGTAGCGATGGTTGAAAAATTAATTGAAGAAGCCAAAGGTGAAGAAAATGCAATTTTTTATAATTTAACAACAGAACTATTGAACAGCATAAATAATGCAGGATGGGAAGATCGACATTCTAAACAACTTCAGTTTTTATGGGATATTCAACGCAAGATTTCAGATAAATATGAAGGGAATTTTGGAGTTATGTTGCCGTATTAGTATAAAAATTTGGTCAAAATAATAACTTCAAAAATGAAACCCTTGCAGGAGTAAGGTTGTAGAAATCAATATTTCAATAAAATTTTCATTTTATAAGGAGAAGCAGAGTAATGGGAGTCAAAATTAGGGTTAGGTTCATAAAAGCTACTTATGACAATAAAAAAGAAAAGTTAAAACACAAAGCAGAAATGCTTAACGAGGGTTGGGAGATTGAGAATGAAGGTAAATTATTTGCGGAATTCAAAAAGAGTGAAAAGATTCAAGAATAAAAAATATAAAATATAAAGGAGAATAATATGACAATACAAAAAGAAGGATTTACTATTCGAGATATACTAGGGGAAGATAGGTATACAGAAATAATGGCTAAGTTACATGGGTATAAAGTAGAAAAGTTAACAAAAGAAGAACTAAAAAATATTGAAGATGTAAAGAGAGGAAATAAAAAATGAAATTTAATATCACTTACACAGAAAAAACTAGGTATAATCCAATGACCAGAACAATTTTAGTTGAAGCTTTAAATGAACTATCAGCAGTTAGAATATTTATGGGTGTAACCAGAATTAACAAAGATGGTAAGCATGAAAACGCCAAATGTATAGTGGATAAAATTGAGGAAATTAAGGCTGAAATATTACCAGAGGAAATAGAAGTATCTGCCGAAGAGTTAATATCGTAGTCTGAAAGGATGCCAAACATGACCCAAGATATTATATTTAAATATAAAACAGTATTCTTTTTAAGGGTTGAGATATTTGGTCTGATAAGTCAACTAGGCATGGTCAGAACAAGGAAGCATTTTGAAACATATTTAAAACAAATAAAAATATTACATGGATTGATAAAAGAATATGCTCATTTGCTTTATAATTTTGACCACAGTCCTGATTTTTATACTTCTCTAATCAATAAGATGGATGTAGAGATAAGAGATTTAACGCACGATATGATTGGTTTGAGAAAAGATGAAAACTATAAGGATTACAAATTCTCATTTTACGCATATAGGGAGATTTTAGATGCAATGTTTAAATTGTTTAAGTGTAAATATTCTGCGCAGCCATTAAAAGGTGATACTGTGCTTAGAGAATACAGGATTGAAGGATTTAAAGATATATTGGGAATTGACATTCTTAAAGAGCCAGAAAATGAGTATGAACAATTTGATTTTTAAGTTTAGTGGAGGTTGGAGTGGAGGCGGAGGTTAATATAGATAGTTTTAAGTTTTAAATTTACATACATTTACTTTATGTTATCCCGTAAGGGTTTAAATATAAAAAATAAAAATTAAAGAATAAAAGGAGAATAATTATTTATGGAAATCAGAGAAGCGTTGAACGAAGTATTTATCGAAGGTATATTGAAAGAAAAGAATCTTGAACTAACAACTATTAATGGTGAAAATGGCAAGCAGGATGTTATTCGTGGCGAAGTAGTTATTTCAACTAGTAGTAATTCTGAACATAAAGTAAGAATTTTTGCCAATAAGCTAACAAAAGAAAAGAAGGATAATCCTATTTATAAGGGTCTTGTGACTGTTATGGATGAGTATATGTCTATTGCTGATGTGTTGAAACTTGGGCAATCAGCAGACACAGCTACAAAAGTTAGAATTACAAAAGGTAGACTTGGCTTAAATGAGTATTATACTCCTGCTGAAGAATTAAAAAGTTTTCCTGCTGTATCGACTAATTTCTTGAATCGTGTTGATGAAACAAAAGGATATAATCCAAAAGCAGAATTTACACTTGAAATGTTCTTTAAGTCAATGAAAAAAGAAGTAAAGAATAGTGAAGAAACAGGCAGGGTTATTGTAGAAGGTATTATTCCTATGTATGGCGGCGCTGTTGCTCCTATCACATTTATTGTTGCAGACTCAGACACGGTAGACTACCTTGAAACTAACTATGAAGTTGGAAAGACAGGAAAGGTTTGGGGAGAGATAATCAATACTGTTGAAACTACAGTAAAGATTGAAAAAGGCTTTGGCAAGGCAAAAGAAAAGACAATCACGAATACGCTTCACGAACTTACTCTTACAGGCGGAGAAGAAGAGCAGTATGACGAAGAAGATGAAAAATCATATTCAGTAGACATAATTAAAAAAGCAATGGCAGAAAGAGATATTTACTTAGATGAATTGAAAAAGAAGTCAAAAAAAGACGGGAATAAAGCACCCACTGGAAACAAAAATGCTAATAAGCCTAAAAAAGAACTCAATTTCTAATCTAAAATATAAAATAAAAGGAGAAACACAATATATGTCATTAGATATTTTCAACCCCGTGGTAAGCACAGTGTCATATGATATGGCTGGAAAGACCATTTTAGTATATGGAACTAATAGAACTGGCAAAACAAAACAAATGTCAAGACTTCCGAAACCTTATTATCTTGCTTTTGAAAAAGGGCTAAATGGTATAGCAGGAATACCATTTGCCCCCATTCAAAAATGGTCTGATTTTGTGAAGATTAATAAACAGTTAACTAATCCTAAAACATTAGAACAAGCTAAAACTATGTATCAAACTATAATATTAGATACAGTTCAGAGTGCAGCTTTAATGGGCGAAGACTTTATATGTCAACAATACGACGTAAATCGCATTAAAGATGGCAATAAAGGTTATGGCTTGTATAAAGAATATTCTACTGAGTTTGCGAAGCAAATTAATCTTTTAACCAGCGTTGGATATACTGTGGCTTTTATTAGTCATGAAAGCACAAGAACGTTTAAAGATGAAAATGGCGAAGAGTATGACAAAATTTATCCTGCTGGAGACAAAAGAAGCATAGATCCAATTTGTGACCTTGTAGACATTATAGCATATGCATCTGTTAATGGTCTTGACGAAGAGGAAAACGAAATAAAAAGTAGTCTCTATATGGTAAACACTCGCAAGTACCATGCAGGAAGTAGGTTTGATTACTTAACAACGTATCTTGAAGAATTTACTGCCGAAAACTTGCAAAAAGCTATTGCCGAAGCAGTAAAAAAACAAGAAGAAGTTGAGGGCATTAAGTCAGTTGATTTTAAAACTCAAAATACGCAATATAAAACAGAATCTTTGTCATTTGAAGAACTACAAGAAAGAATAAAGGCTATTGCTTTAAAATTAAATGACGTAGATAGAATGGATGAGTATAAAGAAATTGTTGAAAATTACTTAGGAAAAGATGCAAAAGTAAGTGAAGCAACAAAGAAACAAACACAACAAATGGAGCTTATTCTCGCAGACTTGGAATCATTAGAGATTTAATTCTGAATTTATATATGGGGAGATAAATTTCTCCCCTAATTATTCTAAAAAGGAATGACTAAAGTGGCTAAAAAAGCGAAATGTCCCAAATGTAGTCAAGAAATAGAAGTTAGTGATAATTTTAAAATCCATAAAAACAAAAAATATCACATGTCCTGCTATAAAGAGATTGTACAAGAAGTATATAAAAAAACAACAGTGCAACAAGACGACAAACAAGAGCTATACAGTTTTATTTGTGGCTTATATAGTATAAAAGAATTGACGCCCATGATAAAAGCACAAATAGAAAAGTATTATAATGAGCATGAATTCACTTATAGTGGAATGCTGTACACTTTAAAATATTTTTTTGAAACATTAGAAAAAGATACGAATAACTGCGAAGGAATAGGTATTATCCCATATATGTATAGTGAAGCAAAAGAATTTTATATTTTAAAAAATAAACTGTACGAATCTGATTTTGATGTTAATAGCGCAGTTATTGAAAAAGTTGTCAAATTTAAATCAAAGAAAAGCGAAAATCCATATCTCGTAAGAATGGAGGATTTATAATATTTAATGAATGATAAAATGGCTATATTAAATGTAATAGGCTCAATAATTAGTAAACCAGATTTACTACTAGAGGATAAATATACGCTGTCAACAAATGATTTCCCAGAACGCTTTCATCAAATTGTGTTTTCAGCCATTAGTAATTTAATACACACTGGCATTGCGACAATTGGCGTTATAGAGATTGATAACTATATAAGTAATTATGAAAAACAATATAAAATATTTAGTGATAACGATGGAATGTCATATATTGAAAAGTCTACAGAGCTTAAAAAAATAGAAAACTTTGAACATGATTATAATAAAATTAAAAAATGCAGTCTGCTTAGAGATTTAAAAAATAAAGGGTTTGATATATCTGAGATATACGACAATAGTATTATTGATGTAAAGCATCAAGAAGAAATGCAAGAAAAATTTGGCAAGATGGATTTAAACGATATTATTAATCACTTTGATAGTAAATTGATAGATGTTAAAGAGACTTACTATAAAGAAGATGGTCAAATAGGGCAACAAGCAGCAAAAGGAATGAGGGCTTTAATTGAAGACTTAAAGCAAACACCTGAAATGGGTGCGCCTCTCAATAGTAATATTTATAATACTATTGTGCGTGGAGCTAGACGTAAAAAAGTATACATGCGATCATTGCCGACTGGCTTTGGGAAAAGCAGATTGGCAGGAGCAGATGCTTGTAGAATTGCAGTACCTTACCTGTATAATCTTAAAGAAAAGAAATGGGAGTTTCACGGATTTTCTGAGCCTACCTTGTATATTACAACAGAGTTAGAAATTGAAGAAATACAAACAATAATGAACGCCTATGTTTCAGGTGTTGATGAAGCACATATTCTAGACGGCAAGTATGAAGAAGGTGAGGAAGAAAGAGTTCTTCAAGCAATTGAATATATAGAGCAATCTCCTTTATACATAGAACAAATACCGAATTTCAATATTGAAGACATAGAAAGAACTATTAAAAAATATAAAATAAATAAAAAGGTTAGCTATGTGTTCTTTGACTATGTTTTTATGAGCATAAAAATGTTAATGGAAATAGCTAACAAATCTAAAGGTGTAAAGTTAAGGGAAGATAATATTTTATATATTTTTATTGATAGGATGAAAAGCCTTTCTAATAAACTTAATATACATTTTAATACAAGTAGCCAATTAAACGGAGAGTGGAAAAGTGCCAAAGATGCAGATCAGAATTTATTAAGAGGGGCAAAAGCATTGGCTGATAAATTAGATGTTGGTGTCATAGGACTGCCAGCAACAAAAAAAGATTTAGAAATGTTGCAGCCAATACTGTCTAAGGGATTTTACAAAGAGCCTAATCTAGTTTTTCATATTTATAAGGTTAGGAGGGGAAAGTTTACAAGAGTTAAATTGTGGCTATATGTAGACTTAGGCAATATGAGAACTTATGATTTGTTTCTTACGAATAATGAATATGTGCTAATGCCAATTGAATCAACAACAATAGAAAAAATACTCGAAATGACAGAAGATAATGATCCAGTTGAGGTAGAATCTGAAAAAGATGGTTGCCCATTTGACTATTGAGAGGTGGTAATTTATGGACGCTAAAGAGATAAGAAATAATTTATTACCTGAACAAATAATTCAAATATATCAATCGCTAGGTGGAGTAGATTACAAAGAAGAATATGAAAATGGGCAATTATTATTCAGTACAATATGCCATAGTGGAAATTCATTGAAGCTATATTATTACATTGAGAGTAAATCATACTACTGTTATACACACTGTTCAGAATCTTTCGATGTATTTGAATTAGTACAGAAAGTTAAGGGCTATTCATTTTCACAATCAATAAGTTATATTTGTAATTTATTAGGGATACAGCGAAATAATAGACATGGATTTATTACAAACAATCTAATTGATGATTGGGATATAATAAATAAATATGATAAGGTTAATATTTTAAACACTAGAAAAAACTTAAAGATATTTGATAAAAATATCTTAAATTTCTATTCTGATATTTATCATCAGTCATGGATTGACGATGGTATATCAGTTGAAACGATGGAAAAATACTTAATAAAATTTGATATAAATAGAAACAAAATAATAATCCCTCATTTAAATCAATACGGAGATTTGGTTGGAATTAGATGTAGAAACTTAAATGAAGAGGAAGTAGAAGCAGGGAAAAAATATATGCCTGTTTATATACAGGGAGATGAATACAAGCATCCACTTGCCCTGAATTTATATGGGTTTTATCAGAATCAGAAGTCAATATTAAGAACTCAAAAAATAATAATATTTGAATCAGAGAAAAGTTGTTTGCAAGTAGATGGCATGTTTGCAGATAATAATTTTGCAGTTGCGTGTTGTGGCAGTAGTATATCAAACTTTCATAGAGACTTGATATTGTCCCAAAACGTGAGGGAAGTATTTATAGCATTTGATAAGCAGTTTAAGGAATCAGATACAGCAGAGGCATATAAATATGCAGAAAAATTAAAGAAAATTGCCGCAAAATTTTGCCCGTACGTCACTACATATATTTTATATGATGATGTAGGATTGCTTGCTCATAAACAAAGCCCGTCAGACTGTGGTAAAGAAGTGCTTTTAGAATTAATGAAACATAAATATGAAATTATTACAAGATTAGAGGAGTAAATGTTATGAAGTTTAGCTACAGTAAGTTAGATTTGTTTGATCAATGCCCCATGAAATATAAATTTAAATACATAGATGGATTTAGAACTGAGGGGAAGACGCTTGCACTTGAAATGGGAAGTTTGGCACACAAAGGTAAAGAAATGTGGGGAGAATATTTAATTAAAGATGAAGACCCAGATTTTAATTATATTGATTATGTATTAATGAATGGAATAGAAGTTAGTGAAATACTTATAATAAATGGTATTGAAGTAGAAATAAAAATTAAAGAAGATGTGCTTGGTATTAATGATTTAAAAAATAAGTACATGGACTCATACTTTATGAAATGTAATAAAACAGGTATGACATATAAAGAAAAAATAAAAATATACAATGAAAATTTAAATGAAAAAATGATTGATGGATGGAAAGTATTAGCCGTTGAGCAGCACTTTAAATTTAAATATAGGGATAAATATATTCTTAATGGTTTTATAGATAGAATTGATATTAATGAAAATGGCGATTTGCGAGTTGTTGACTATAAATCCTCTAAAGAAATTTATAAAAGTGACAAATTGGCAACTCCTTTACAGATGTTTATATACACACTAGCATGTGAGAATATGTTCAACAAACAGCCGATTGAGCATATTTACGACTTTATATTTCTAGGAGAACAACAGAGTTCTTGCACCAAAGGATATTATAATAGAGGAATTAAAAAATTAGACAAACTCTTAGATAAAATTGAAGAATGTAAGGAAAAATGCGAATATATACCTAAACCAACTCCCTTATGCTTCTGGTGTGAGTTTTCAGGGAATACATGCACAAAAGATAAAGAGTTAAACGGAATGTGTGAATATTACTCTCTTTGGACAAGAGAGAATAAAATATTTACAGTTAATAAAAAGTGGGAAGATGATACTCAAAGTAACGAAAATATAAAAGTAGACAAAAGAGAGTTCATATGGTAATAATATAAAATATAAAAGTAGAGGTAAATAATATGTGGTCATTACACAATCATGGAGAGCATAGCAATTCTGCACTGGGATTTAAAGACACAATAAACAAGCTTGAAAATTTAATAAAAAAAGCAAAGGAAATAGGTTTATCAGGTATTGCATTGACCGATCATGAGTGTTTAAGTGGTCATTATCAAGCTTTACAACTATCAAAAAAATATGATATACCCGTTATTCTAGGTAATGAAATATATCTACAAACACCAGAGTACTATGACTATGTTAAAAATAATTATAAAAGTGGAGTGACATATTACCCTCATTTTGTTTTATTAGCCATTGATGAAATAGGGCATGAACAGCTAAGAGAATTATCAAGTATAGCATGGAGAGACAATTCATATTGGGCAGGAGGAATACTGCGTAAACCCACAAAAACAACAGATATTGAGAATGTAATTGGAGAAAATAAAGGACATTTAATAGCATCTAGTGCTTGTTTAGGTAGTTATTTTTCGCATAGTGTGCTTGATTTAATTACATTAGAAGGCTCAAATGATGAAGATACTACATATGATAAAAAAATTGAAATAGATGATTTTTTTCAGTGGTGTATTAATATATTTGGAAAAGATAATTTTTTTATAGAAATTCAGCCAGCATCAATGAGGGATAATGAGCAATGGAAATATAATCAACGTGCAGTTAAAATAGCAAAAGCATATGAATTGAATTATATTGTCACCACAGACAGTCATTATTTACACATAGAGGATAAAAGTATTCACAGAAGTTTTCTAAATTCTGGTGAAGGCGATAGAGAGATAGATGATTTTTATGCTACTGCATATTTAATGAATGATACTGAAATAAAAGGATATTTTAAAAACAATTTACTCAACGAAGAGATTGATTTAGCTATTAATAATACTAAAATTATAGGCGAAAAAGTTAGTAAGTACGATTTATCGCATATGCAAATTATACCCTTAATTCAACCTCCTAATTTTGAATTAAAGCATATACTTAAAGAGTATTATGTTAATTGTGAATACATTAAGAAATATGCTTATTCCGAAAGAGAACAAGATAAATATTTATTGTATCAAGTAGAACAAACTTTGTATGAAAAAATCGAAAAAAGTGATATTGAGATAGCAGTAGAGAGAATTAATACAGAACTAAAAGAGCTGTGGATAATATCTGAGGCATTAAATCAACCTATTGGTGGATATTATAATACATTTGCAAAAATCATAGAAATTGTTTGGGATAAAGGAGATAGTCTTGTTGATCCGAATAGGGGTAGCACAGGAGTTATGCTTATAGCATATTTATTAGGAATTACTCAAATTAATCCTTTGCCTTTGGGTAGTTTAATGCCACATTGGAGACATATCAGTGCTGAAAGAGGTCTAGACTTACCTGATATAGATTTTGATACTGAAGCCTCTAAACGTAAACAAATTATTCAAGCAACAAAAGATTACTTCGGATACGATAAGGTTCTAAATGTTTGTACGTTTGGTACACTATCCTCTAAAACAGCAATACAAGTGGCTGGAAGAGGATTAGGATATATGAGCGAAGATGCTGAAGCAATTAGTGATTTAATACCTATTGAAAGAGGAGAAGTATTTAGTTTAAAAGATTGCCTAAAGGGAAATGTAGAAAAAAATAGGCAGCCTATTAAAGAATTTATTAATGCGATAGCGGATTATCCAGATATATTAGAGGTTGCAAAAAATATCGAGGGTTTAATTGTACAACGTGGAGTCCATGCTTCAGGCGTTATTATAAGCAATGATAAATATACTAAACACAATGCTTGTATGCTTTCTCCTTCGGGAGATTTAACTACTCAATTTGACCTACATGATTCAGAAGCTATGGGTGGATTGAAGTATGATTATTTAACAATATCGGCACTAGATAGAATCAGAAAGACACTAGATATGCTTCTTGAAGATAATTATATTGAATGGCAAGATTCCTTAAAGAAAACATATGATAAATATCTGTATCCAACAGTGTTAGAATATACAAACAAAAACATGTGGAACAAAATTGGGGAAATTCCCTCATTATTTCAATTTGAAACAAATGTAGGAAGCGAAGCAGTTAAATTCGTAAAACCTACAAATGTAATGGAACTAGCTGTAGCGAACTCTTTAATGAGATTAATGAGTGACGGAGATGAAAGTTCTTTGCAACAATTTGTGAGGTATAAGAATGATATTAATCAATGGTATATTGATATGAAAAACTATGGACTAAATAAAGAAGAAATAGATATTATGAAATATCACCTGTTAGACTCTTATGGATTAGCAGATAGTCAAGAAAGAGTTATGATAATGTCTATGAACCCTAAAATATCCAATTTCTCATTAAAAGATGCTAATCAATTAAGAAAGTCCATAGCAAAAAAATCGTTTGAAACATTACGGGAAACTAGCCAGATGTTCTTTGAGAAAGGACAGGAGGTTGGAACAAGAGAAGTATTTCTAAAATATGTATGGGAAGTAGTATTTTCAAAGAGTTTTGGGTATAGTTTCAGTTTTCCACATGCTTATGGATACACAATAGTAGCTTTACAGGAAATGAATTTATATAATTTTTATCCATCAATATACTGGAATGCTGCTTGTTTAATTGTAAATTCTGGCAGTGACGAAAGTAATGATAATAATAAAGGTACTAATTATGGCAAAGTAGCAACGGCTATAGGAAATATGCAATCTCAAGGTGTTAATATTTTACCACCTGATGTTAATAAATCAAAGTTCGGATTTAGTGTAGATACTTCCTGTAATTCAATTATTTTTGGTTTGAAAGGTATATCTAATATCGGAGATGAAGTTGCTTTTGAAATTATAAAAAACAAGCCTTATACATCGTTGTATGACTTCATTGAGAAATCCAATATATCATCAAAAGTAGCAACTATCAATCTTATAAAAGGTGGATGTTTTGATAGTTTAGAAAATAAAGATAGAGTAGAAATTATGAAAGATTATTTACAGTATTTAGCACAAAAAGAAAATCCCCAAAAAGAATCTTTAAATATGCAAAACCTTGATAAAATAAAAGAGTTAGATATATTGTCAGAAGAGGATAGAATATACGTTAGGTATTATAAATTCAATAAACATGTTCTTGATAAGAAGTTTTTTATAGAAAAGAAGGGAAGTAAGAATTATTATATTGCAAAAGATGTATCATTTCCCTTTTTTGAAGAGCATTATAAGCCATATTTAAAAGAAGATGTAGATTATATCTATGATGTAGATGGGATTATTTTTTGCAAGTCTTCCTATGATAAGATATATAAAAAATATTTGAATGAATTTTCCAATAAATTGAATAACGAGTATGTGAATAAATACAATGAAGCACAATATAATGGATTTATTCAAGAAAATTGGGATAAATATTGCAAAGGTACAGTATCAACATGGGAAATGGACGCTTTAAGTTTTTACTATCATGAGCATGAATTAATTAATGTTGATAAAGAGAAATATAATATAAATAACTTTTTTGATATTCCTGAACAGCCAATTATCGAAGGTGAATTTAAACGAAAAGGTAAGACATTCCCGAAATATAGACTGTTTAAAATTGTTGGAACTGTTTTAGATAAGGATAAAAATAAACATACGGTATCACTACTAACGACAGATGGTGTTGTAAATATTAAATTTTACGCAGGACAGTACATACACTACGCTAAAAACTTATCAAAAATAAACGAGGAAACAGGTAAAAAAAATACTCTAGAAAAAGCATGGTTTGAAAGGGGCAATCTACTAATGGTTGCTGGTATTAGGAGAGAAAGTCGTTTTATTCCAAAGAAATATGTAAGCAGTATTTTCCCACACACTGTATGCTTAATTGAAGAAGTAATAAATGACGGGAAGGATTTAGTTTTAAAATTAGAAAGAGAATATATAAATTAAAAATATAAAAAAGAGGGTGAATATCATTTCAAATTTAAATCTTGAATGTAAAGTAAAAATAAATAAAATAATTTATCCAAGAGGATTAGCACAGGCTGGAGATTGGGGAATAGTGGTTCTATCTATTGTAGAAGTAATTGCAGGAGAGCCAATTTTAGAAGATTTTTCGGATACATTTGTAGCCAAAGGCATTCTGCCAGATGTATCTTATACAGAAACATTTAAATTCATTGGGAAATTGATTAATGATAGTAAATATGGTAAGCAGTATGAGATAATCTCATTAGGAACTGATTACAATTTAAGTGATGAAAATGACCAGAGAATATTTCTATCACATATATTATCCGATAGGCAGCTACAATCCTTATATGAAACATATGAGAGTCCTTTTGATGTTATAGACAGAGAAGATATTGAATTATTATGTAAGGTAAATGGAATAGGCGTATTTACAGCAGAAAAGATTATTCAGAAATATAAAGATACCATTGATTACAGTGGCATCCTTGTAGAATTAGATGGATTTGGGTTGACTAAAAATATGATCAAGAAGTTACTTGAGAAGTATAAGACTCCAGATATAGTTATTAATAAGGTAAAAAATGATCCATATATTCTTGCAGATGAAGTTGATGGTATAGGATGGAAGAAAGCAGATGCTATCGCTATGAAAACAGGTTTTGATAGACTATCTAAACCAAGAATTAGAGCATTTTTATCTTATCACTTTGAACAAGAAGCACAAAAAGGTAATTCATGGCTATATCCTTCTGATGTTTTATATGCAGTAGAAGAAATGTTAAGTAATGAGGATATAGACCAAGAATATTTTAAAGAAATATTACATGAAATGTATAACGAAGAAATTTTATACTGGGATGATAGTAAGTCTTTTATTGCTTTGAAAAAGTATTATGATTTAGAGTGTAATATAAAAGATGATTTACTCAGACTATTAAGCAGTGAAAAAGAATTTGAGTGCGATAATGTTGATACTAAAATAAAAGACATTGAAAGAGAGCAAGGATTTCAGTTTGATGAATCTCAGATTGAAGCAATAAAGAAAGGGTTAAAACAAAATGTTATTGTGTTTACAGGCTCGGCAGGTACGGGCAAAACTTCTATAGTTAATGCAATAATTTCATTGCTGAAGAGTAACTATTCATTTGCGCAAACAGCCCTATCTGGGAAGGCTGCTTCAAGAATGGAGGAAGTTACAGGAGAAAAAGGGTACACAGTTCATAAACTGCTAGGGTACGCTCCAAGAGAAGGTTTTACATATGATAAAGATTATCCAATGGATCATGACATTATTATTCTTGATGAAACATCTATGGTTGGCGGAGAGTTGTTTTATTCATTAATACAAGCAATCAAAGATGGTGCAAAATTTATAATGGTTGGTGATTTTTATCAGCTAGAGTCTATCGGAACTATGAATATACTTAAAGACTTATTAGATTCTGAGGTTGTCCCATCAGCTAAACTTACAAAAATACATCGACAAGCTGCCAAAAGTGGTATAATAACCGATAGCTTAAAAGTAAAAGATGGAGAACAATTAGTAGGCAATGGATGGAACGGAGTAGAAACTAGAGGGGAATTGCAAGATTTTGTTATAGATGTATATGACGATAAAATATTAACTGCTCCTAAGATTATAGAATGGGTAAAAAAAGAGTATGAAAAAAGACCTAATATAATGGATATACAAGTATTAGTACCTATTAAAGAAAAAGGAGATGCTTGTACATTTGAATTAAACAACCAGCTACAAGAAATATTTAATCCATATAATAAAAATTTAAATGAAATAGAGGTTAAGAAATATAATAAGTCATACGTATTGAGAGAGAACGACAAAGTAATTAATATGATCAATTGTTATAAAACAGTTAATATGGACGGCGCAAATGAGCCAATATTCAATGGATACGTTGGTATCATTAAACAGATTAATTATAGTAATATGGTAATAGATTTTTCAATATGTGGCGAAGTTATAGTTGAAAAGGAATTGTTTAGAAATATAGAACTAGGATATGCATGTACAATCCACAAATATCAAGGCTCTCAAAGCCCTGTGGTTATTTTCGGAATAGACTACTCATCATATGTCATGTTGAATAAAGAAATGATATACACAGGGATATCAAGAGCTTCAAAGAAATGCATACTCTGTGCTGAAGAAAGTGCGCTAAGATATGCCATAAGCAATTCTAATATTTCTATTAAGCAAACGTTTTTGCCAACGTTATTAAAAATACAATAATGTAAAATATAAAAGTTATTGACAATTAAAAAAGGTAGTGGTATATTTAATGTGCAGGGAGAAGTTACCAATAATATTTCAATAAAAATGGTATTTTAAGGAGGATATATGGAAGATAATGCGAATATGAGTTTAGAAAAAGCACTCGAAGAGTATAAAATTTATAAACAAATAGAAAATGATTATTGTGAAAATATAAATAATTGTGAAAAAGAATTATTGAATCTCGGGATCAATGTTAGAATAAGCGAGAATGAATACAAGCCACTATCGCTGGTTATAGAAGAATTATCTGAAAAATGGAGTTTTTTAACCGATACTAGGGGTCAAATAATTAAACAATGGATTTGCGAACAAATAGCAGGCATTAAAAATATCAATTTTTTACTAATGATAATAGAAAAATTACATAAAAAGCAATAAATTTTGGCATTTATCGAAAGAAAGGAGAAGATATGAAGAGGTATAAAGCAAAAGTAATTGCTTCGGTAGAAATGACGGTTTGGATAAATGAAAGTCTTAATGGGGACATAGAAATTGATGATATAGATGAAGTTACAGATGTTCAAGAATTTGAAATTAAATATAAAATATAAAAGGAGGAACTATGTTAAATAAAATAAGAAAGTGGCTTATCCAAAAACTAATTAAGGAATCAGATGGATATGTGAATTTGGGGTTAATTGATGGTGAACCTTTAAATTTTTACTACGATGAAAATATAAATAAATATGTACTTGGTAAAAGATGTGGTAATTTTTATTATACGGAATTAAAGATTTGCGGATGGTGTTCTTATATGTCAAGATATTTACCTTGGGAAACATTGAAAGAGCCAAAATTAGTACCATTTACAAAATGGATATATGGGATAGCAGAACAAATCAATGAAGAATATCGTGATTCTTTAGACAATAAATCTAATTAAAAACAGGAGGTAAGTATGAGAGATTTTATAGGAGATAAAATTCACATTGACGGAAGGATGATAGCTTATAGATTAGTTACTGTTTGTGACTATCTTAGAGCCAAGGGATATTCAGAAAAAGATATAGAAGAACTTGCTGAAGAAAAATACGAAACATATGAGATTATTAATCAAATCATGGCGTTAAAACAATCATGTTATTTATTAAGAAGAACTTCACATAGTTGTGGAAGTTTATCTGATGGGTTGTTTTCTTTGAAATGTAGACTAATAAATGAATTGAGATATGAACATAATTTTTATTTTGATGATGAGTTTGTTGAAAATGATGGAAGGTAAATCTATTTAAAAAGTATATTTTATAGGAGAAATTATGATTAAAGAAGTAAAAACTCCCGACTTCCCAATGCCAAAAGTTAATCCACCTTTAGGTGGCAGTGTATTAAACCTTTATTGTGATCATGAATATACCTTCTTAGAAAAACGTAGTATTTTATTTGAAGGATGTCTTATGATTCCGAGAGATGTATTTTATTGTAAAAAATGTTTAGATTACAAATACATATAATATAAAAGGAGAGAAGTAATGTATTTATTATTAAGCAAGTGGTTAGAAGGTTTTGCATTTATATTAACACAGAAATCTTTGTATTTTGAATTAAAGCATTATATAAAGAAAAAGGAAACATATTTTAAATCGTTACATTATTACTCTAGAGGTATAGGTAAAACATTCACATTAATTAAATTAGCAAAAAAATATAAGTGTCCTATTGCTGTTTCGACTAATTCATCTATAATGCATATAAAAAACATGTGTAAAAAACACAATATTAAGGAGGACATTGAATTAATTCCTTGTAGCTATATGACAAGGGGTAAACGACGTGAAGTAATATTATGTGACGAAGGAATAAGTCAGGAATTCTTAAATGAAGTTTTAAAGCCAATGTGCAATCATTTAATTGGTTTTATAGATAAAGATAGCTATTCAAATCAATTAAAATTTGAAAGAGAATATAAAAGCGAGTGGATAAGACCATAAAAGGTATTTTTTATTGAAAGGAGGATTATATGGACGATTTAAAAATGTATGATAAAATTCTAATAAATACTTTTACACACATACCAGCAATTAGTTTTTACAATCATAGTTATTATATTGGAT